CTCTTTCCCTACACGACGCTCTTCCGATCTGTCTTTTCTCCCCCCAGAACCATGCAAAAAAGTGGAAAAACGTTGGAAAACCAAGGAAAAACAAACATGAATCAAGGAATATTGGAAGGTTTCGAGGAATACACGCATCCCTACGGCATCATCGGCCTTCAGGAGCAGGCGACCCTGAATCTCATCAAAAGCTTCATGGACGGCAAGACGTTGACGCCGGAAGCCACCTACATCTGCAAGTCGATGCTCTCGATCGCCAGGAACATCGACCTCCAGAACAACAAGGGACGCGAAATCAGCCGTAACATGACCTCGCTGCTCACATGGTTCCAGGAACTCAAGTCGATGTATCCGGACCAGCCGCAGCTCGACCCGACGCTGACCGACTTCATCGCCGACGCGAAGGCCGGACTGTGACCATGCTCATGCGCGGCGGCACGAAACGCGACGAATCACGGCCGACAGACGGCGCGATCGTGGCAAGGACGGCCGAGATGCTCGGCAAGCCATTGCTGCCGTGGCAGCGCTACGTGGCCGACGTGGCAGGAGAAATCGACACCGCCACCGGCACGTACTACTACGACCGTGTGGTGCTTTCCACGCCGCGTCAATGCGGCAAGAGCACGCTGATAGACACCGAGGATACGCGCAACGCGCTGCTCGGTCTCGACCGCAAGATCTACTATCTCGCCCAGACCGGCAAGGACGCCGAAAAGCATTTCAAGGACTTCGTGCAGCAGCTCTCGAAATCGAAGCTCGCGCCGTTCGCGCTCAGGCCGCGCCTGTCGAACGGCGGCATGGAGCAGCGTTTTCGTAACGGCAGCTTCATCTGCCCGTTGGCCGTGACCAAGGTAGCCGGCCACGGCACGCAGATGGACAAGTTCACCATCGATGAGGCGTTCAGCCTGGACGACGAGACCGGCAAACTGATCCTCGACGGCATGGCACCGACCATGAACACGCGCCTGCACTTCACCGGCATCCAGCCACAGATCTGGATAACCTCGACCGAGGGCACCAGCGATTCCACGTTTCTCAACGGCCTGCTCGACTCCTTCCGCGCCGGCAACGTGCCGACCCGCACCTGCTGGTTCGATTTCGGCATCCCCGACGACGCCGACCCCGAGGACTTCCAGACGATCCTGAAATGGCATCCCGCCGCCGGACTTCTCTGGGACATCCGGCAATTGCGCGACTTCCGCGAGCAGTTCGCCGGCAACGAGGCCGGCTGGGCGCGCGCCTTCGGCAACCGGCGCGACAACGGAGTGGCCGAACGCGTCATCCCCGACCAGCTGTGGCAATCGACGTTGGCCACACCAATCACACCGGACCGGATCGACGGCCGACCCGTGGTGATCGCCGCCGCCGTCGATGTGGATGCCACGAACACGTCGATCTCGGCCGCGATTCTCAACCATGACGACACCGTGACCGTGCAATTGCTCGAAGTCCTGGACGGCACCGGCATGGCACCCGCCGAGATCATGAGAATCTGCGGCACCTACCACGCGCCGCTGGTCATGGACGGCAAAGGGCCTAACGCCGACCTGCACGACCGGCTCGCATCCATGACCGATGAAGCCGGCGACCCGCTGATTGACTTCATCGCCATGCAATCAGCCGACTATCTCGCGGTCGGCCAGGCATTCGTCAGTGGTTTGCAGAACAAGCTGATACGCCACGCCGCCGATGCCGAGCTCGACGCAAGCGCGGCCAACTGCGCAAGGACGTGGAGCGGCGACGCGTGGCGCGTCACACGGCGTGGCAGCACAGGGCTGACCTCGCCGATCGAATCATGCATGCTGGCCTCGTGGGGCGCGCATCACCTGCCCTCGGACGGCGCGCTGCAAATCTTCTGACGTGTCACCGTTTGTCACCGTTTGTCACTGAATGTCACCGTTTTTTTGGCCGTGACGGAACCGCGGCCATATTCTCGGCGGCATGAACCTTTGGAAACGAATGAAGCTCGCCGGCCGAGTGCTCACGCGCGGCGCGGACGGCACGGACATGCCGGAAGGCGTCAAGCCGCCGGCACGGCGTTCGACCACCGAACCGCTTCAACTGTCCACGGTATTCCGTGGCGTGCAGGTGTTGCAGACGGCCATCACCGGGCTCCCGGTCGTGGAGCAGCGAGGCGGTCGTGATCTGCCGGACGTGAGCCCGTTGGTGTTGCAGCCGGACGTGTCTCGTTCACGACGTGATTTCATCGCCGACATCGTGGCCTCGCTCGTGCTCGACGGCAACGCGTTCACCCGCATCGTGCGCGACTGGCAGGGCGAGATCGTGACATGCGAGGTGCTGCCGCCGCAATACGTGACCGTCACGGACGAAAGCGATGACCCCGCGCGGCCTGATCTGCGGTTCTCCTATCTCGGCCGCGACTACACGGCGGAGGACGTCGTGCACAGCAAGTTCCTCAACGTGCCCGGACGTCTTCGTGGGCTCGGCCCCATCTCGGCGGCACGCGAGGAAATCGAGGCCGCACAGCTCGCGCGCGACTACAAAGCGAAATTCTTCACCGACGGCTCGAACCTCAAGGGCTATCTGCGCACATCAGAGAACATCACACAGGAAACCGCGCAGCAGGCCAAGGCATCATGGAAGGCGTCGGGCGAGGCCGGCGACATCAAGGTAGTCGGCAAGAACCTGGAATACGTGCCGCTATCCCTGAAGCCGGCAGACCTGCAGTTCCTTGAGACGCAGAAGTTCGACACCACGCAGATCGCCCGTCTGCTCGGCATCCCGGCAAGCATCATGCTCGCCGCCGTCGATGGCTCGAACCTCACCTACAGCAACATCGAACAGTCCTGGATCGAGTTCGCGGACTACACGCTGGCGGCCTACACCGGCGAGATCGAGGAGATCTTCAACCGCCTGCTGCCGCGCGGCCGAACCGCGAAGTTCGACTGGGACAGCTCGCAAAGAGCGAACATGAGCGACCGGTACGGCGCATACAAGACCGCCATCGAGGCCGGTTTCCTCACCGTCGATGACGTGAGGCGCAAGGAAGGGCTGCCGGCACTCGTGAAAGGAGAAGACCAATGAACATCGAGAAACGTGAAATCGCCTGGAAGGGGCTGACGCTCCGCTCGGCCGACGATGCCGGGGCATCGACGGTGGAGGGCGTCGCCGTGCCGTTCGGCGACATCATCGACACGTGGGACGGCGCGGAGACCTTCGACCGCGATTGCTCGTTCGACGGGCTTGACGAGGCGAAACTGTGCTTCGAGCACGGCGAGACCATCGGACGGATCACCAACGCGGAAAGCACCGACGACGGCCTGCACATCACCGCGCGGATCAGCGACACGGCACGCGGCCGCGACGCGATGACCCTGATCCGTGACGGCGTGCTCGACAGCTTCTCGGTCGGCTTCGTCCCGATCGAATCGCAGAAGGACCGCGACGGCATCACCCACCGCCGCAAGGTCAGGCTGCTTGAGACCAGCATCGTGAGCTGGCCGGCCTACCAGAACGCGAAAATGACCAAATCAGCGGCACCAGCCGTCGAACACAGGAAGGAAACCATGGAAAACAACAACGAACTGATGGACCTGATCCAGTCCGTCCAGGAGGAACAGCGCGGCATCAAAGCCGAAATCACCAAGATGGGCGCGAAACCAGAGCCGGCGGCCATCGGCGCGGCCTACCGAAGCCACGGCGAATACATGCAGGCACTCGCGCGTGGCGACGAGCAGGCCATGACCGTGATGAAGGAATGCCGTGACCTGATCTCGACCAAGGACACCGGCAACACCGCCACCTGGATCGCCGATGACCTCAAACTGATCGAGGAACGCCGCAAAGTCTCCCAGCTCCTGACACATGACACGCTCCCGGCCACAGGCATGAGCATGGAATACCATGTCGTGACCTCCGACACCACCGCCGTCGGCAAGCAGACCGAGGAAGGAGCTGATCTTTCCTTCGGAAAAATCAGCTTCGGCACCAAGACGGCCGACATCAACACCTACGGCGGCTACACCACCCTGAGCCGCCAGGCCATCGAACGCAGCACCACGCCGATGCTCAACACCGCAATCACCGCGTTGCAGAACGCTTACGCGAAGGCCACCGAGAAAGCCGTGCGCGACCACCTGTATGCGGAGATCAAGGCTCAGCGCGACGCGGCGAAGGACGCCAACAAGATCGACGCCCCGCAGCTGGCATCCATGACCATCGACGACTGGGTGTCCCTCATCATCGACGCGTCCGAGCTGGCCGACGACCGCAACGTGTCGCTGACCCGCCTCGCGGTCTCCAAGGACGTACTCAAGGCATTGGTGAAGCTCAAGGACACCGGCGACCGTTTCTTCAACCTCAGCGGCGACGGCACCGACACCATCGGCAGCTTCGACCTGACCGGCGTGGCCGGCACGTTCATGCGCGTCCCCGTCGTGCTGCTGCCGAACGCCGATGCCGGACTGGCCAGCTTCATCGACCCGGCCGCCGTGACCGTCTGGGAATCCGGCGGCCCCGCACAGCTGACGGACGGGAACGTGACGGGCCTGACCAACAGCTACAGCGTCTACGGGTACATGGCCGTTGCCACTACCCATGCCAACGGCCTGATCCCGGTGAAGTTCGCCACGGCATGATGATCGCTGACAACATCCTGCTGCAACGGCTCCGCGACGAGGTTGGAGTGCCGGCCGGAGAGGACGGACGGCTCACGGTCAAACTCGCGGCGGCGCGCCGATACGTCGCGCACGCGGTCGGCACCGCCACCGTCGATGACGATCTGCTGGCCGATTGCATCGTCTCCTGCGCCGCCGACCTGTTCAACATGCGTGACGCCCGCCTCGGCGTCATGGACGTTGGCGACGCGACCGTTGAACCGTTCAGGATCTCCACCGACCCGCTCCGCTCGGTCTGGCCGAAACTCCGCGCCGCCGGCGTGCTCACCGGGGGCATGGTGATCGCATGAACATCCAGGAACAACGCGCCGCGCTGATGAACACGCTCACCGACATGCTCGATGGACTGGTCAGCAGCGTCAGCATCGACGCCCAACTGATCCGCCCGACGGCAGGCAAAGTCGCGGTGTTCATCGAACCGCCAACCGTGGAATGGCCATCATGGGGCCCGCCAGAACCGGTCTGGACGTTGGACATCATCGCCGGCACGCCGGCCACGCAGCCATCCGCAGTCGATGACATCCTCGCCGCACTCGACCGGCTCGCCGACAAGGGCCTGAACCTGCAGAAGGCCACACCGGCAAGCTGGAGCCTGGCCGGAGTCGGCACGCTCGCGGCCTACCAGGTCACATTGAACGCTCTGGAAACCGAATAAGACAAGGAAAGGAAAACAATCATGGCTGGAAAGATCCGCACGCTCGGCCCAGGCATCTTCAAAATCACCGACACCGCAAACGGCAGGGACTTCAGCGCCGACCTGACCAAGGCGCAGCTGAACCCGTCGAACAGCAGCGACGACCCGACCACCTACCTCGACGGATCAGAGGAGACGAACACCACGACCACATGGACGTTCGAGGGCACCATAGGCGACGACTTCAGCGAGGACGGTCTGGCCGTCTGGCTCTTCGACCATGCCGGCCAGACCCTACCAGCGCAATTCGTCCCGAACACCCACGGCACTATCCAGTGGACCTTCAACGTGGCTATCGCCCCGATCGCCATCGGCGGCGACGTCAAATCGAAGAACACGAACGATCTGAGCTTCGCCGTCACCGGCGTCGCACACACGGCCTACTCGGGTGAGTGATGGCCGGCAAGGCATTGATGGTCGTCGGCCAGAAACGCTTCGTGCAGACGATGCGCAAGGCCGGCGCGGACATGGACGACCTGAAGGAAGTGAACCGCGAAGCCGCGCAGATAGCACTGCCCGCCGTCCGCAACCTCGCCCCACGAGGCAAGACCGGCCGGCTGGCCGGCAGCCTGCGTGTCGGTGCGACGAAACGCGCCGGCGTCATCCGCGCCGGCCGCAAGGCCGTGCCCTACGCAGGACCAACCAACTACGGGTGGCCAGCCCGCCGCATCAAGCCCCGGCTCTTCGTCAACAACGGCGTCGCCTCCACCGAGAGCCAATGGCAAAAGGTCTACAAAGACTTCATCGACAAGACACTGAACCAAGTGAAAGGAAAATAATGGCAACTACCCGCATCACCTACACGGACGGGACCAGCGAACTAGTGCCGATCACCATGCGCGCCACCTGCAAAGCCGAGGCGCACGCCATCGACGCGGGCTGGGGGCCCATCACCCAGTCCCCCGTCCGTTCCGGCGCGTACGCGGCCTACGCGGCCCTGCGCATGGCCGGCCACAATCTGCCCGACTTCGAGCATTGGCTGGACACCGTGGCGTCCTTCGACCTCGCGGCCGCGAAGGAGGAGCCGGAAGAGGGAAACCCTACGGACTAGCCGCGTGGCCCCAAGACTCGCTCGGCCGTCTCTCGTTCCTCCTGGCAAGCCGTTTCGGCGGCACGCCATGGCAATGGAGGAACGAGGCCGACGAGCTGGATTGGGGCACCGGACTGGCCGAACTGCTCAAGGAAGCGGAAGAAACACGGAAGGAGTGAACCGTGGCGCACAGCGCGATCATGAGCGTGCGCATCACCGGCAACGCCGATGATGCCGTCAAGGCGTTCGAGAAGACCACCACGAAGGCCGCCGCGTTCGGCAGCGCCATCGGCGGGCTCGCCGTCAAGGGCGTGACCGCGCTGTGGGACACGGTGAAGGGCTTCGCCAGCGACGTGGTGAACATGTCGGACAGCACCGACAAGTTCATGAACACCATGAGCTTCGCCGGCATCGACACGAAGGCCGTGCAGGCCGCCGCCAAGGAAACCCGCAAATACGCGGACGACACCGTGTACGGGCTCGATGACATCCAGAACACCACCGCGCAGCTGGCCGCCAACGGCATCGGCAACTACATGGAACTGACCGAGGCGGCCGGCAACCTGAACGCAGTGGCCGGCGGCAACGCCGACACGTTCAAAAGCGTCGCGATGATGCTCACGCAGACCGCAGGCGCGGGCAAGCTCACCACCGAGAACTGGAACCAGCTGACCGACGCCATCCCGGGCGCGTCCGGCAAACTCCAGGAGGCCCTGCTGAAGAACGGCGCGTACACGGGCAACTTCCGTGACGCCATGGCCAAGGGCGAGATCACGGCCGACGAGTTCAACCAGGCGCTGCTGGACCTCGGCATGACCGACGTGGCGAAACAGGCCGCGACATCCACCAGCACCATCGAGGGAGCCATGGGCAACCTCGAAGCCGCCGTGGTCGGCGGTCTGACCGACGCGTTCAACCTGTTCAAGCCGGCGGTCACGGGCGGCATCAACGCGGCATCAACTGCCGTGACCAGCCTGGCCACCAACGGCGTGCAGGGATTGCAAACGTTCTTCGGCCAGGTCAAGGACACCGGCGCGTTCACCGCATTGCAGTCCGCCGCGCAGTCAGTCGGCGGCGGCCTGCAATCATTGTGGAACGGCATCATGGCGGTCGTGAACGCGATGACCGGAGGACAGCCGGCGGGAACCGCGTTCGGCAACGTGCTCAACACCGTCGCCACGGCCGCGCAGACGGTCGGCGGCTGGCTGAAGACCGCCGGCGACTGGATCAGTCAGAATCTCGACCTCGTGACCCCTCTCGTGGCCGCGATCGGCGGAGCCGTGGCGGCCGTCACCGCCGTCACCACCGCCATGCGGATTGCCGCCGTCGCTCAGGCACTGCTCAACGCGGTCATGGCCGCGAACCCGATCATGCTGGTCATCACGCTCATCGCCGCGCTCGTGGCCGGACTCACCTACTTCTTCACCTGCACCAACACCGGCAAGGCCGTGTGGTCTAGCTTCACTAGTTTCCTCTCCGGCTGCGTGCAGGGCATCATCGGCTTCTTCTCCGGTCTCGGCTCCACCATCGTCAACATCTTCAACTCGGCCGCGAACGGTGCCAGGAACGCGTGGAACGGCGTCGTCTCATGGTTCCGTGGCATCCCGGGCACAATCGGCGGCTTCTTCTCCGGAGCCGGCACACTGCTCTACAACGCCGGCGCGAGCATCATCAGCGGTTTCCTCAACGGCCTCAAATCGATGTGGAGCAACGTGACCGGCTGGATCAGCGGCATCGGCGACTGGATCAAGGCCCACAAGGGCCCGATCAGCTACGACCGCCGACTGCTCATCCCCGCCGGCCAGGCCATCATGACCGGTTTCGCACAGGGCCTCAACACCGGGTTCGACAGCAACGTTGAAACCGCTATCAGCCGCGCCAACCGCAGACTAGCGGCCATGCCCCTCAACCTCTCCGCCCAGGGCAACACGGCCACGCCAGTGGTCAATACCTGGAACGTGGAGATCAACGGCGAGGTCATCGACAAGGACGGCACCGCCAAGGCCATCAAACGGCTCCTGGCCGACTACGACGCAAGGAGGTCATGAGAGAGATGCAGCAGTGCTTCATGTTCATCGACACCGGCAACGGCTGTACACCGGTGAACGATTCCACCAAGGATGTAGCGGCCCTGGACTCTTTCACCATCGATTGGGGAAGTGACGGCATCGACGAACAACCCGAGCCGGCCGTCATGTCGTTCACCCTCCGCGACCGCACCGGACGGCTCGCAGGCCAGGCACTCACATTGGCCGGCATGAAAGTGGTCGTCCAATTCTCCAACAACCCTCGATGGATGGACCTGACGCCAGCGATGGGCAGCTGGCGCGATCTGCGCATCCCCATCGACTCGCTCCACAAGACGTACTCGCCAGACTCGCCAGACTCGCCAGACTCGCCATCCGAAACAATGTTCGCCGGCACCGTCTCCACCGGCGGCAGCATCGAACCGGCCAGCGACGGCGGGTGGCTGCTCAAACTCTCCGCCACATCGAGGATGTCCGTGTGGAAGCGCCTGCAATCACAAGGACCAACAGACACGGCCTCGAAATGGAACGGCGCGCACTGGATCGGCACGCCATCCGCACGCCTCAAGGAGATGAACCGCAGGGCCTCGGCGCAGGGAGCGCCGGAAGCACAACTGGACGGCCTCGCCCTGCCATCGAGCGTCGCGCCATACACACCATCCGACCATCCATCGCAGCTCGACCTGCTGCACCGGCTCACCGTCGGGCCACGACTCCCGCAATGGCACGAAGTCTACGACGGCACGGCATCAACCCTCAGACCGCTGTTCCTCGCCGACCCGATCGCCGTGCACCTGTCAGCCGATGGCCGACTCAACGTCCTCACCGACGGAGAGACCCGCCACGCGCTCTCGGCCTCCGACATCGAGGCATCGACGAATCTGAGAATCACCGAACCTTTAACACAGGTCGTCATCAACGCGAAACGCGTCAAATCGGACAACGGCAAGCTCTCTTTCGACGACGTGGAGATCACGATGGGAGACCAGAACCGTCTGCCCTCCCAACTGACCGCCACGCAGAAGAGCCTCACCCTCGATTCCGACATACTCGCCGTGGACGACTCGGGCGGCGTATGGAACAGCGGCGACACCTCGACCGTCAGCGACACGGACCGCGCCAACATCGCGCAATGGCTCGAATCGCACGACCTGCGCATGGTCCCGGAGACCGTGACGTTCAACAGCACACGAATCGACCCGGCACGACTTCCATGGCTGTACAAGGCAAGCCCATCCGGCCCATTCATCATCGTCAAGGCCAAAGCGTCGGCCCTGACCGGCTCCGACGGACGCCCGGCCTTCACCGGACCCATCACGACCATCGGCGGAACGCTCTCATACCGGTGGTGCAACGGCAAACCGACACTCACCCAGGAAGCGACGCTGGCCGCGCTCCGGCCGCTGCTGACGGAACGGATCACATGGGCCGACCTGCCCACCCTCAGCTGGCAGCAGCTCGACCTGCACATCTGCGACCTCTCGATGATCCAGGTCATCGACACTTCTTCGCCCACCGCCGAAAAGGAAGGAACACAATGACAGCAACAACACCAATCTACGGGCTCTCATATCCCGAAGGCTCCGACCTTGTGTCAACCGCGCCGGACTCGTTCAAGGCCATGGCCGGCACGTTCGAGCAGGCGCTTTACGCGGTCGACCAGCGGTCCACCCCAGCCGGCGCGACACCTGTGATCGCCACCACGCTCGAATCGCTGAAGGCACAGACAGCCACGGTCGGCCAGACCGGCTTCGTCACCTCGGACGGCGACAACACCGGCCCGTACATTTGGGACGGGACCAGCTGGCATCACGCACACTGGTACACCTCCGATGACAAAGCCCAAACAACGCTTGTCAACAAATCAGGCTGGAAATGCGAATACATGATAAAACATGGATTCGTTTACGTCACGGTTAATCTCTCGGACAGTGGCAACAAAGGATGGAGCGAAAGCCAAATGCCCGGCACGCTCCCCGAGGAAGCACGACCGCCGCGCGAACTGAATTTCGCACCGATATGCTCCAACAACAATTCAATCGGTGTATTCATCGTCAAACCCACCGGAGCCATCACCTACTCGCGTCGCGGCGGCGGACAAATCTCCGACAATCGTTATGCAACCATGATGTGGCCGGCCGCATGACGGATCTCGTCATCGCCATCGTCGGCGCTATCGGCGCGGTAGTCGGCGCACTGGTCTCCACCCTCTCGGCCGCCGCGAAGAACAAGATGGAAGCCTACAGGCTCGCACAGAAGATGCAGGCCGACAACCAACGCCTCTGGCAATACAACCGGCAACTCATCGACCACATCTACCGCCGCGCCCCACCACCACCGCCGGAACCACCTGAAGACCTTTTCAACGACTAAAAGGGAGCCAACATGAGCGACATCATCTGGAAAGGAAGCCCGAACCACTACGTGGGCCGCAACGGCTACGGCGTCACGCACATCACTTTGCACATCATGGTCGGATACCTCGCCGGCACAGATGCCACGTTCGCCAGCCAGTCAAGCCGCGCCTCGGCCCACTACGGCATCGGCGCAACCGGAGAGATCCACCAATACGTGTCGGAACTCGACGGCAGCTATTCCGACGCGAACTACGCCTCGAACAATTCGACCATCAGCATCGAGCATGAGGGAGGAATGGCCAACGGTGCGGTCTGCACCCAGGAGTGCATCGACGCAAGCGCGCGCCTCTGCGCCGACATCGCGCGCAGGTACGGGTGGACGAAACTGTGGCACGACGGACTGAAAGGCAACGTATGGCTACACCGGGAGATCCCAGGCACAGACCACCTCTCATGCCCCGACCTCGCGCCCAACGGCCTGCCATACAAGCAGATCATCGACAAAGCAAATCAGATACTCGAAGGAGGCTCCATGTCAAACGCAGGAGACGAAGTATGGAACTGGGCATACAAGCCCAACGGGAAGAACGCCACACCGGGCGGCAACATGTACAACCTGCTCGCCTACGAGCTGCCGCAGCGTGTCCGTGACAGCATCATGCAATACAGCTACAAGGGCTCAGCACCGGGCGGCAACATCTACAACACAATCTGCTTCGAGATCCCCGGAATGCTGAAACAGCTCACCAAGACCATAGAGACGCAGCAGAAGCAGATCAGCGAACTGTCCGAAAAAATCAGCAAGCTGGAAGGAACCACGAAATGACCGACACCACGGAAAACCGACTCCCGACGGCCAACACAACGGAATATGCCGCAATGCCCGTCTCGGCGCAGATCATGGCCGCCGCCGATGACGACGCCGAGGCAACGACGCCGAGAATCGACGGCGGCACAATATCCAGATTCCTCGTGCTGCTCCTTGCGCTTGTCAACCAGGGACTGACCATGTTCGGCCATCCGGTGCTCAACATCGATGACACGACCATCACGCAGCTCGTGAGCCTCGCATGGACAGCCGGCAGCGCCATCTGGTGCTACTGGAAGGACAACGACGTGACCGCGAAAGCCCGCGTCAAAAAGGCGAGGCTGTCGGCACGCCACGCGGCCTAGATAAGCCGGACGGCCGCCGTGGCTTCTCTCAGACGGCCGTCCGGCATCGCAACTGTGGACGCGAGCGATCTCGCCACGCCGCAGACCGCACTCGGCTGCAAGTCGGATCATGAGCTTTTCCGACGGCGTGGCCTGCTCCATCGCCGTCGTAATGTACCGGTCCGGACATGGCCGGGGATGCGCGTGGGGCTTCTTCACCCGCGGCACGTCCAGACTCGGGTCGTCGGCCCGCCGGCCGCTTTTGTGCAGCCAACGGAAGAACGACGAAATGGTGTTCCGGTACGCCTTGCGCGTCTCGGGTTTCCATTGCTGCCGTGCGAACGCCTGCACGATCTGCTCCGTGGTCACGTCTTTGGGACCTGATGGCATGAATAATCGAACATAATCGCAAACCATGTATTAAAACGCTTTACCAAAAGTATTTGAAGAAAGTACTTGTAGCCGCATCGCCGTAATCGTTACGAAAAAGGGAAATCACAAAAAGAACACAACTACCTCATATAATCGGCTATATGAATGAAGCAACATCATCAAGCACGCGCGGCACCGAGACGGTCTCGCAGAAATGCACTGGCCGAATCGCTTTCAGCGCGAATGAGATAAACGAGCTTGCCGAACTCTTGCATGTCAGCGCCGATGTACTCCTTGGGCGAGCTCCGTTGGAGGTGAAATGATGGATTGGCACCTTGTTTTGTCGTCGTCGGCATTTGCCATTTCTGTTGCTTCGCTCTTGGTGTCGCGGCACGCTTGGACGATCGCAGAGAAAGCGAATGGCAAGGCCCGTCACTCGTTGAGAGTGTCCGTCTATTCGGTCGAAGTTAACCGCAAGCGGCTTGGTATTCCCTATGACCATGATGTGGTTGAACAGTACGAGGCCAATGAGGGCATTTTTGCCAGCATGGGTGTCGGTTCCTATAAAGGCAGGCGATGCAAGGATTCGGACGGTATCGTGCAGTCCGACGACGCCGTACAGGTGTTCTCGGACGGCACGTATCGGATTGTTCCTAGGACAGAATCTTTCTCTGTTCTAAAGCCCGTTTTCTGTCGAGTTCATGGAACCTGCGATGACCCTTCCTGTCCCTATGCCATCTCCGCAGTCGTTCCAAGGGTCCGCACTTCCATGGTTCTATGCCCAGCAACGGGAACTGTCTATATCGACACCGGCGCAGACGAGTTGGAGATGATACCCAATGCACGCCAAGCTCTAGTTTCGTCAGATCGGGTTCAATGTCGCGACTCGAATCGCGGGGCGGTGTGATGGTGACCCAGAATCGCATTGTTTCGTTGGTCAACTCGACTATTCGACCGGTGTTGTTCATGATCCATTTGGTTTGTTCGCCCAGCACCGTTTCGCCTATCTGCCGGCAGTCCCACACCTCGGCATCGCAGTTTATGCCAATGGCTTTGACGTTGAGTGCCCGTCCATCCCCGCAGTTGGCCAGCCATCCGATGAAAACCGGGTCACCGTCGGCGCGTTTGAACTCGGGAAACAGGAGCATGTCGCCTTGCACCTGCACGAAGGCGGGTTCGGCCTCGGAACGCCACCGCCATGCGCGACGGTATGTGGCCAACGATACAAGGAACGCCAGCACGGCGATAACCACGCTCGCCACTGGCGCGTTGGCTTTCAGTGCGTCGATGGCGTTCCTCAGTAGCTCGAACCGTGTCAGGTCCACGTCCATTTATTCTTCCTTCCTTCGTTGTTTGAAAGGTTTGGTTTGTGCGATTACAAGCCTATCGCTGCGGAGGAAGGAGCCTAACCGTCCATCCATGAATCAAGGAGCAGTGAAATGAGCGTTTTCAATCCGGAATGCGCCAGCAATTACTTCCAGGTGCAGGACATCGACCCGTCGGAATGCACCGGCGGCAACCCCTACGCCTTCAAGTGCCGCATCAAGGTGGCCGGAAGCACGTTCGGGTTCGATGGCTTGGACATGGGCGACCTTCAGACGATGAAGGGCGCGATCAACAAGGCGATGACGCACGCGCGTCGAGCTCGCCGTGAATGGGAAGGAGCCCAGGAATGAGCGTCACAGTCAAACGTGTGGACAGGAAAAGCAGTCAACGTTTTTACGAGCTGATCGTTGAGACGGCAGAAGTCACCGTGCGCGTCCCGTTCAACGGCTACGAGCTTGACGATCTTGAGAAACAGATCGACCGCTGCTTCAACGAGGAGGATTGACCGTGAAACGTTTCATCAAGTTCGTTCTTCTGATTCTGCTCAGCCCCTTCGTGTTGTTCATGCTGGGGCTGGTGCTCTCGATCGTCCGTCTGGGTGATTTCCTCACCGACGACGACTGACAAAACCGAACGGCATATGGGGCGTATGGCGTACCCCTGCCACCGCTGAGCCGGGTTAGCGACCGGCAACGCCAGGCGCGTGGCTATCGCGCCATTTGCGAGACGAAATTTAGCTCCCGACCCTCTCAGGCCGTCGATTAAGGCGGAATCGGGCGACCATAGACGGCTTCGGCCGTGGCCTGATTGGGGACCATTCCCGGCGGCTTCGGCCGCTCTTGTTATCGACGGCGCGGCTCCGACCGAAACGTTCTGCGAGACCTTTGGAATCTGTTGACGGCCCGGCCGGGGAATCTCGGCCGAGCGTTTTCATCAGCAGATTCTAGGTCTTGACCTCTCAAGCGCTCACCAACCGAAAGCTACGAATGAATGGAGATTGAGAAATGAGCAGGGCAACGTTCCCCGACAAGTTGAGGACGCAGATGCGGATGGCTCTCCCGATGATCGATAAGAACATCAGGTGCAAGGCCAACACCTCGCGGCAGTCTTTGATGCAGGCGTCCGGATTGAACGACAACCAGCTACAGTCCGCTCTAAGAATGGCCTACGGGGAGAAGGGCGTGCCGAGTCCCGTCTACCGCTCACCCACCGCAGGCAAGATGTACGATTCCGAGTCGCTGCTCCGGGTGCTGGCGAAATGGTGCGGGATGTGGGCCTATGTCATCGAGGATTGAACCATCTCTGCACGAGGTGCTGAACTATCCGGACGAATCACGCAGGATGCTCATGCAGGGATTCGCCGACAAGGTTGACCGGATCGCAAGCAACAACCGGCGCACCGACATCGAACTGTTCCAGGTCTGCCGGGCGCTCGGGGAGCCGAACGTACCGGCCCTGCTCAGTCTGTGCGATGACGGCCTACCGGCGTACAAGGCCGGCGCATGGCGCATCGACTGCCGCAGTTTCCGCAAATGGGCCACGACGTACACGCCATACCACCCGAACCGCAAACCGCAAGCCATCTATAAAGAGGAGCAGCTGTTTTGAAACCGCAGATCCGCATATCGCTCGCCGTCGAGGACCACGACCGGCCACAGCCCGGCGACGTGGAGATAGGCCAGAGCATCATCAACCCGGACGGGCCGAGCATGATCTGGCACGACATCTCGAAGGCCGACTGGCCGCTGCTCGCCGCGAAACTGGAACAGATCGCGCTTCTGCTCAGGGAGAAGGCGAGATCGTGACGTGCATCAGGATGTTGAGCACTGCTGAGGCGTCTGAACGGTTGGGCGTCAGTCAGCGCACGCTGATCCGGTGGCGGCAGTCGGTCCCGATCATCGGCCCTCCGCCCATCCGTATCGGCAACGCCATCCGATACACGGAACAGGACGTGAACTGTTGGATACTCACCCAACGAGAGAAAGGCAAGAAGGCATGAGAAGGCAAACGGTAGACCCGCGCATCAGATCGAAGGTCATCGCGACATGGGGCAACCGCTGCTGGCTCGGCATGCCCGGCTGCTCCATCACGGCGACGGAGGATGACCACATCATCCCGTTCAGCCATGGCGGAAAGGACACCGTGGCGAACCTGCGCCGCGCCTGCAAGCACTGCAACGCGATGCGCCAGGACCGCGTGCTGTCAGGATACGGCGCGACGATGCATGTCGTCATCGGACCGCCACGAGCCGACTTCGGCATGGCCATGCAGTCCATGCTCCGCCGTGACAGCATCGTGGTCAGCTTCGACAGCCTGCTGCGCGACCTGTGCCCGACGCAATCCAAAGCAAGCGATGGGCTCCGCCTCGCCGCCGCGATGGCATGGGACGGTGCGGCACGCACATTGGCCAAAAGCTCCGAGCCGTTGGATGTGTGGCTGGTGCGCACACTGCCACGCTCCCGCCGCCATCCCGACATGCTATCGGAATGGATAGCACTGGACTACGATGTGCATGTCATCGAGACGCCGGCATCCGAAACGTTCGCGCTCGACCTCTCGCACCAGGAGTATCGGACGGCGCAGCAATGGTACTCGCTGCACCTCACGCAGCAGGCGGTGGATGCCCGCATGGCCGCGAGACGGCAAAGGCTCGCCGCTCTCGGCCTGAGGCACGGCGACGACACGGCTCGGACACGCTGGTAGCGGGTTTTTAAACAGCTGACCGCCGAAAACGCAGCGGGGGAGGGGCACGGGTG